AGTTCGTGAGTACAAGAACGAGAAAATTGGACAAAACGACAACCAAGCTATTGCGAAGAAGATTAAAAATGAATACTTCATTTTTAGCGAAAAAGGATTCAATAATATCAGTGGCAGTAAGCCACAAAGTTTCGCTGACGGCAGTACTCAAGGTGGAATGGCAGGACTTAAGATTGCAAAGGATTCAATCGTTTCTGCTAACTCCGGTCTAGTTAATGAGAACAGTACGTTAGTATTATCACATTTACATAAGGCTTACAAGCCTTTAAACCAACTGCGAATGATGGAAGATGCAGTTGTTATTTACAGAATTTCAAGAGCGCCTGAAAGACGTATCTTTTATATTGACGTAGGTAATTTGCCTAAGATGAAGGCAGAACAATATCTACGTGATATGATGACTAAACATAAAAATCGTGTCGTATATGATATGGCAACAGGCGATGTTAAAGATGATCGTAGGCATATGTCTATGACTGATGATTTTTGGTTACCAAGACGTGAAGGCGGTAGAGGGACAGAGATCACAACTTTACCAGGCGGTCAGAATTTGGGCGAACTTGATGACGTTTTGTACTTTCAGAAACGTCTATATAAATCATTGAACGTTCCTATCTCAAGAATGGAATCTGACGCAGGCTTTTCATTAGGCAGAGCATCAGAAATATCTAGAGATGAGATCAAGTTTAGTAAATTTATCGGAAGATTGAGAGCAAGATTCTCTACATTATTCGACAAGTTACTAGAGAAGCAGTTAATTTTGAAAGGAGTTATTGCTCCTGAAGATTGGAATAAAATTCAATCTAATCTCCGATATGACTTCATGAGTGATAATCACTTTGAAGAATTGAAAACAAGTGAGATTTTGAGAGAGCGACTAGGTCTTCTGAGAGATATTGATGAGTATACAGGTAAATACTACTCAACAAATTGGGTACGTAAGAATGTACTATATATGAATGAAGACGAAATTGAAAAAATGGGTCAAGACATCGAAGATGAAGAAAAAGCATCTGAAGATGGCGAAGATTCTGATTCAAATATGGATTTTGGCGCAGAACATAAGATCCAATAGACTAGTTGTAAAAGAATATAAATAAGTTATATAAAAGAAGGAGATAGTAATGAGCGTGAAAGAATTGATTAGACATGCAATCGAAAAAGATGCAACTGGGTTTGAATCTAAGTTCGATGATATTATGGCAGACAAAATGACATCTGCTATCGAAACAAAATATGCTGATATGTTTGGCGCAAGCGAAGTAGAAGTTGAAGAGACTGAAGCTGTCGATGACGTAGAAGCAGAAACAAACGAAGAGTAAGGGGCAACAATGAAAAGCTTTAAGGAAATGCTTGCTGAGACTACAGACAAACCAAAGTCTCCAGACGAGCAGAATTTTTTAGACAAACATATCGTTGACAAGCGTGATCATCCTGTCGCACCTGATGACCAGTTCTCAGGTGAAATTAAAGGCAAGAAGAAAAAGAAGCGTGAGGCGGATCGTGAAGAGGGTCAAGATAAGCAAGTCTATGAAGAGACTGAAGCTGAAGAAGTAATTGTCGAAGGCGTCCTCGCAGATTTGGCAACTATTGTCAAAAAGAAGTCTATCGGACAGATCAAGTTTAAAGACGGAAAGAAGCAGAAGGTTGACTTAACTACAGCATCGATGATCTTATCTATGCATAAGCAACTGAATGGATCAAATAAAAAGAAGATTGAAGGCATGCTAGATGACAGTAAGAAGTTTATGCAGATCGTTCAATTCGCAATGACGGCAGGTAAATAGACATGTCATTACTAATTAAAGAAATCGTTGAAGACGTACAATATATCTCGGAAGACATTCTTAACGAAGAAGGCGAGAAAACAGGCAAAAACTATTTCATTGAAGGTGTTATCATGCAAGGTGACATTAAAAATAGAAATGGGCGTATGTATCCAGCATCAACTCTTATCAAAGAGATGACCAGATACAATAAAAATTACGTTGAAGCAAAACGTGCATATGGCGAGTTGGGTCATCCAGCTGGACCTACAATCAATCTAGATCGTGTGTCGCATATGTTTACAGAACTTAAACAGGACGGATCGAACATCATCGGTCGTGCCAAAGTTATGGATACTCCAATGGGTAAGATTGTAAAAAGTCTTATCGATGAAGGTGCAAACCTTGGTATCTCATCACGTGGCATGGGTTCAATTAAGCAAAACAAAGACGGCGTTATGGAAGTGCAGGGCGACTTTATGTTAGCAACTGCCGGAGATATCGTTGCAGATCCATCAGCTCCAGATGCATTCGTTAAGGGTGTTATGGAAGGCGTTGACTGGGTCTATGACGTAGCATCTTCTTCGTGGACAATGGCAAATGCATTTGATCAGATTGAAGAGGAAATCAAAGAGACTGCTAAAGTATCTACTAGGGAACTAGAGATCAAGGCAGCCGCTCTTTTCGAAAAATTTGTAAGTTCATTGTCAAAAACATGATTTTTATAAATATAATAGATAAACACCTACTATTAAAGGAGAAACCAAATGAGTGAAGAACTAGAGAAAAATCTAGACTTGGACGAAGCCAAAGCAACTGGTGAAGATTCTGTTGCGGCTGATCCTGTAACACCCGCTGGTGGCGCTGTAAAAAAGCGTAAAGGCGATGTTAAAAAGGCAGCTGACCCAAAAGCAGATAACATCGAAGATGATGTTAAAACACCACAGGGCTCAAATGACGAAGGACTGAAAGAAGCAGTCGAGCGTCTATTTGAAGGCACCGAATTGTCTGAAGATTTTAAAACACAAACAGTAGCTATTTTTGAAGCCGCTGTACAAGAAAAAGTTGTTGCTGAAAGAGCGACACTTGAAGAAAAGTTTGAAAGTGATCTGCAGGAGCAAGTTGAAGCATCTGTAGACGAGTTAGTAGAAAAAGTTGACCAATATCTAGACTACGTAGTAGAAAGCTGGATGGAAGACAACAAGGTTTCAGTCGAGTCCAACATTAAAGTTGAAGTCGCTGAGTCACTATTGACAAGTATCAAAGGTCTTGTTATTGAGCATAACATGGAAATCGATGATGAGCAAATCGATGTAGTTGCAGATTTGGAAGCTAAACTCGAAGAGTCTACTTCTAAGTACAACGACATTGTTGAGCAAATGATTGAAGTTCGTGAAGCGAAAGAAAAGGCTGATATTGCTATCGCATTCAAAACTGTTTCTGAGGATTTAACAGACACACAAGTCGAAAAATTGCGTGTTCTCTCAGAAGGCGTGTCTTACGAATCAGTAGATGAGTTTACATCAAAGATGGAAGCTATTAAAACTTCTTACTTTGCTGAACAAGCTCCAACTCCTGTGCAGGAAGATGAAACCGATCTTCTACAAGAAGAGACTGCGGAAGAAGCAAAACCTGTTATTGATCCGTCGATGGCTCGTTATGCGGAATCGCTTGGCCGCTTTGCCGCAAAATAAATTTTATATAAATAATACTAAGTAAAATCTCAAAAAAGGAGAACCACAATGAGAAATGAAGAACTAATGCAAAAGTGGAAGCCGATTCTAGAGCATGGCGCTCTGCCCGGCATCCAAGATTCTCACAGAGCGGCCGTAACGGCAACTCTTTTGGAGAACACTGAAGAATCAATGCGTGAAGGTGAAAGCCTTGGCACTGGATCTTTGCTTTCAGAAGCCGCACCAGCTAACTCTACTGCTGATATGGCTAAATATGATCCCGTACTGATCTCACTAGTACGCCGTGCAATGCCTAACTTGGTTGCATATGATATCGCAGGCGTACAGCCGATGACTGGCCCAACTGGCTTGATCTTCGCTATGCGTTCTAAGTACGAAGACACATCTGGTAAGCCAGAAGCCTTCTACGGCGAAGCAGATACCGATTACTCCGGTGCTGGTACTCATGCTAACGCATTGGGTGCAGGATCAGAAACAACTGGTACTGGCCTTGCTACTGCTGATGCAGAAGCTTTGGGTGATGGAGCAGGTGATGAGTTCGCTCAGATGTCTTTCTCAATCGAAAAAGTATCT